ATGCAGTGGGCAAAAGACCGGGACATTTACGAAAACGGTACAGCGTTAGGCCAAGCAAAGAAAACGCTTGAGGAAGCTGGCGAGTTGCTTGCTGCTGTTGCCGCCAATGACCGTGAGGAAATTGCTGATGCCATTGGTGACGTTATGGTCACGCTGGTCAACGTAGGTGTGTTGTGCGACTTGGACTTGCGCCAATGTTTCTATAACGCCTACAAGGTCATAGAGCCACGCAAAGGTTATATGAACAAAGCAGGTCAATTTGTAAAGGAGTCGTGATGCTTTGCAATACTTGTACAAATCCAACTCATTGTGTAAATCTTGGGCATTGCGGTATGCGTATTAGTACACAAGCAACTGTTCATGTGTCTGCCCTTGATAAACAAGAGTCGGGTAATCACTACAAAGACAAAGGCATCCAGCCTATCGTTTACATTCACGCCAACAATCTAGGTTTTTGTGCCGGAAACGTAGTGAAATATGTTACTAGGTACAAAACCAAAGGCGGCGCTGCTGACATACGCAAAGCCATTCACTACTTAGAGTTATTGCTTGAGTTGGAATATCAAGACAAGACTTCCAGCACATGATTGATGTGCTTGAGTCGATCCTCTAAGCCGATTGTGCCGCCATTGATCTTCTTAGTCATGGCGACATAATCTTTTGCATCAGCCTCTTTGTTTAGGCCACGCTTATTCCAAAACCAAGCCGCTGAAAGTGCTGCGTATTTTGGTGACAATAGGAGGTCAGGCGAATGAATGAAATCTTCACGCAAGGCATCGCTGCACAAAATGTAATTGTCCTTGCCAGTCAATTGGACCAGACCTCTGCCCTTGTACAAGCTGCCTTCCTCAGTTTCTTCGGTTCCATTCCCCATACGACCACCATACACCTTGTTTGCAATCTTGTCGGGATTGCGGTGATACGGTTGTGCTGCCTCAAGATTAGGGAATCGGCTAGGCCAGACCCGGCACAGGGCTTCCGCTGAGTAATTCAAGTTTTCTTGCAGAGTCTTAAAGTTGCCTGATTCGTGAGCGCATTGACCAATAAAAGCAGCTATACGCAGTGGCGTGTTGATTTCATAGCGTTGCATAGCCTCATTTAAAGGCTCTAGCCAATCGCCACTAATGTGCAATTCTTTAAGTTGTTCAGCAGTAATCACTTAGATGCTCCAGATTTAGAAAGCAAATCGGTCTTGGCTTGTGAACCAGCAGACGATCCAAAATAGTAGGCAATGATGCCCGTCCACGCAGTACCCAAGCTGCCAAGCATCATCAAGATTGCAGGGTTGTTGCTGTCAATTTGGTTAAAGAACATCATTACCATAATGCCAAAAAAACCAATGGTCACAGCGCCAGCCAAGATAGGTGGCATCATGCTGCGAGTGGTGGCTTGCATCTCCCGTGCTGACTTGCGGTCTTCCACCTCTAGCTTTTCAAAGTTAAGGCCAAGTTCTTGCGCTTGCTTTTGAAGTTCAATTTCAGCAATTTTGACCTGTGCGATTTGTTCTGCCGACAGCTTGTTGTTGCTAATCATGTCTCCAACTTTGTCAGGGTCAACGCCAATAGCTTTGGAGATAGCCGACACAGCCATACCCGCTAGTGGGCCACCCATTGCAGTAGCGATGGTAGGTGCGATTTGTTTAAGCCAATCCATATTAATTACCCCTTTTGGTTAGCATTGCGCTGGCGATCTCCAGCATGAATTTTACTTGTTGAATGTCTTGCGGTGGCTCTGCCCACCCGACCGTGACCTGTCCTACAAAGCGGTGGCTGTCAGGTGGTACGCTGACCCGGCAGGTAAACGTCACGCCCTTTTCCAAGTACCACAAGCCCACCTCAGACTGAGCATAGCGGTAGTCGCCGCAGGGAATCTCATTGGTCATCAACTTGACCACATCAGCGTTGTTGGCAGAGTTTTGGCTAAACAGGCCTACATCAATGTCTTCAATCGTCTTGTCGCGCCCGTCCTTGGTGTAGGCTTTGTACAGCACCCGGCTGTTAAACAACGGGTTGACCTTGAACACCGCCACCACGGTTGCGTTCGTCTTTTTGAGCAGCATGGAACTGGCATCATCGGCCCTTGCAGCGTTGATCTCTGGCAGCTTCTTGGACTCTTTGTAAGCGTCAAACATGAAGGTCTGGTTCTGCCAAAGGAAGTACCCGGCAAAGGCCACCATGCCCATCACAAGGATGGCAAACAGCTTGAACGGGCTGTCTACATAGGACAGCACTTTGTCAATGATGGACTCAGGCTTTTCGCTCATCTCAGGTGCTTCATGTAAAAAACAATGCCGCCTACCAGAAGGCCAGCAAGGACGATTACTCCCAATCCGATGGCTATGTACTCAGCCATGTCTTCAAGCTGCCGCTGCCGCCTCTTTGCTTCTCTGGCGGCTTCTTCCTTGGCTTCCCTGCGTCTACGGGCAGCAGCGGCTTGGAACTTCTGCCAATCCTCCCACATGCCGGGTCTGCCAGCGTAGACCATCCGTTCACGCAACTCAACCTCTTGCGCGTTCAGTTGCTCAAGCGCCATGAATTCTTCTATGTCAGAGCCGCCGCCCTTTTTGGTGGCCCGTTCTTGGATCACTGCCTTGTTGTCAAAGTAGTCAAACACTCTAGAGCCGAGCGCAGACAGTTCCTTGCCATTTGCCAACGCACCTTTTATTACTGCAAAGGCCGCATTAGCAGCAGCAAGTTCAGCCAACATACAACACCTCAATAAACACTTTGGCGCACCAAACCACCAGCCCACAAAGTAGGGCCGCAGCAATAAAGCTAACGGCCCAGTCTTTCATTTCAATATCCACACAGCCGAAAAGATCGTGCCACCCATTCCCAAAATCATTATGCCAGCAGTCTTTAGCATGATGTTCTCAATCCTCTTAAGGCGTGCGTTGATTTGTTCATAGCGCAAAGCACACACAGCCTCATGTGAGTTCAACCGGGCTTCTGTTTCGTTAATGCTTGCCATACCGCTTCCTGTAAATAAATTGCACCAGTTGCATTGCTCACCGTCACCCACTGAAATCGTGGTCTTTTCAGCTTCGCAGTAGTGTGTCCACATTCAATGACTTCCCAACGCTGGCCCACGGTTGGCAACGTCAATCAGCAACTGTTGGCTTGTTTGGTTGGTCTTGACCATTTCATTCCTGAATGACTCTACCGCCGCCCCGGTTGACCGCTGCTGCTGGCTGTTTTCAATCAGCAACACAGGCAACCAAGCTACCGCGCAAGCCCATTCGTCAATTTCCGCGCCCGTGTTGGGGTTGTGCCCGCGCACCTGAGTAAACCAAGCACAATCGGTTTGTTTGCAAGGCTGGAAATTATGCAAAGGGCAGTTGGATTTGGGTTCAATTTTCATATCGTGTCTTATGTTGTAAGCCAAACGCTGGCGGGTTTTACGGGCCAATCAATGTTCCCGGCAACAGGGTTGATTGCGATTGCTCTGACCGCATTTCGGTAAGCCAAGAATTCATTGACGTTGCCAAGGTGCGGGTTGCTTTTTGCCGGGTCAGCAACGTCTGGAATTGTCGTCCAATCGGTGTCAGCCAAAAGCCAAGCCGCAGTGATTTTGTTTTGTTCGGCAGTTGCTGGTGGAAGTGGCGGAACAATGGGGCCAACTTCCCATGAAGCAACCGCGTTCAACGCCCATTGCGGAAGTTCTGAAATGTCTTCCGTGCGCGTTGGGTTCTTCAGTTCAATGACGCCATATGTGTCGTACCACTGCAAGGCGTGAACATCGTTTGGCGTGCCTTCCCAAACCAATGGGCTTTTGGCAACCAAATCAACAATCACCATTTTGTCTTCTGGAATTACGGTCAGTCTCATTTTTATGCCTTTGAAGCCAAGATTACATCAACATACTGAACAGCCAAATTGATTGCTGTCCCGGTAAATGTGTGCGTGTGGGAACCGCCACTGAACCCGTGGTCGTGTGACCCGTTGCCACCTGCCGCATCTGTTCCCGCCCCGTCCGCCGTGTAACCTCCGCCTGAGTTTGTGTAGTACACGTTTGCGCCCCACTGAACACCGGGGTTTGCCGGGCCACCTGTGTAAGTCGTGCCGCGTCCGTGACTGTGGCTGGCAAGCTGACCGCCGCTCAGGGTTGTCCCGTTGACCGTGCCGGTTACTGTTGTGGATGAGTTTGAGCCGCTCACCGCTTGTGAAGCAAAAGCAGTTGTAAATGCCACTGAGCCACCGCTTGAGGCAGTGCCGCTGACAACGCGCAACGCCTTGTTGTCGTGGGTTGTAACCTTCGTCCAGCCTGTTGGTGCGGCAGTTTGCGCAAACAGCATGACCGTACCAACAGGGAATGGTGTTGTGATGTAACCGTTTGGATTTGTTGCAGCATACGCGCCAAGGTTGGTCAAAGCGATGGCCGCTGTTGTCGCACCAGTACCGCCGTTGGCAATCGCAACAGTGCCCGTCACGTTTGCGGCCGTCCCGGTTGTGTTCTGGTTCAGTGTTGGAATGTCAGATGCAACCAACAACCTAAATGTGGGAACACCAGCCGCAGCATTTGGTGCAGCAAGAACTGTTTTGGCTGTTTGACTTGCAAAGTTGGAAGGCGTCACAGCCAAAGTGCCGCCCAACGTCAAGTTGCCGCTGGTGGTGACGGTTCCGCTCAGGCTCAGGCCGCTGACCGTGCCCGTGCCGCCCACGCTCGTAACCGTGCCGCCTGAGTTTGTCCAAGGGACGTTGACAACACCCTGACCCGCCGCGTTGACTTGCAAAGCGTATGAACGGGATGCCGTGGCCGTAACAGCATTGGCGGCAACCGTTTGCGCCGTGTCTGAGCCCAACTCAATCAAACCGGGAACAGTTGATGTGGCCGCGCCGTATGTCGTGTTGACACTAGAAATTGTGAAGTTAGGGTATGTCCCACTGATGCTGGTTGCGCCACCGCCTGTCAAAGCAACGGTCTGGTCTGGTGCGCTGTTTGTGATGATTGGGTCTTGTGAGGAACCGTTGCCGTGAGCAATGCTGATTCCGGTTCCGGCTTGCAATGTGCGCCCGGCAATTGCGCCACTGCCGTTTTGTGTGATGAAGCCCGCGCCGGACAGGTTTTCAATCGCAGTGAGTTTGGTGCTCAAGCCAACAGCGATGTTGCCGCTTGTCGTAATAGGGCTGTTGCTTACGGTCACGCCAGTTCCGGCTGTGATTCCAACGCTTGTGACTGTACCTGTTCCAGCGGATGAGTTTACCCATTTGCTGGTGGTTGTGTTGTAGGTCAACGCTTGACCGTTGGTCGGGGTTGCAATGGCAACATCACCAAGGCCGCTCAGGTTGCCCGCGCCCACCTGAACAACAGCCGTGCCGTTGTTGATGTAAACCTTGCGGTCAGCCATGTTAACCCCTAACTCACCACTCGTCAGTTCAATGGTGTTTGGGACTTTTGCGGCTGTGTTTGACCGCTTGGGTTTGATGATGTTTGCCATATGGCTCCCTTGTTGCGCTTATATAAGCAGGGTTGATAAATGATTAAAACGTACCACCGTCAATTGTGATGCCGTCAAAGGTGGTCAGGTTAATGATGCTACCACCAGTGATTGCAACGCTTGCAGCACTTTGAGTTGACATTGTGCCCAATCCCGTGATGTCTGTGTTGGGAATTGTAGACGAGGCAGTCATGGCTGTTGTGCCAGTACCCTTGACGTAGCCAGTCAGCGTTGTAGCGCCTGTACCGCCGTTGGAAACAGCCAGAGTGCCAGTAACGCCTGTGGTCAATGGCAAACCCGTGCAACTTGTCAAAGTGCCGCTAGATGGTGTGCCAAGGGCTGGAGTAACCAAAGCAGGGCTGGTTGCAAATACCAATGCTCCGCTACCAGTTTCGCCAGTAACTGCTGCTGCCAAGTTTGCGCTGGAAGGTGTTGCAAGGAAGGTGGCAACACCAGTGCCTAAGCCGCTAATGCCGGAAGCCACGGGCAAGCCAGTACAGTTTGTCAAAGTGCCAGATGTTGGTGTGCCAAGCAAAGGAGTGACCAGTGTTGGGCTTGTAGCCAACACGTTTGCGCCGGAACCTGTGCTGGTAGTTACGCCTGTACCGCCGTTTGCCACTGCAACGGGTGTAGCAAGAGCAAACGTGGTCCCGGTAAGGGTAAGGCCAGTGCCAGCGGTATAGCTGCCAGCGCCGCTAAACTGCGCCCAAGTAATTGGGGTTGTGCCCAACGTGCCGCCTTGGTTGACAGTACAGACCCATCCTGTGTCGGCTTGTGTTGTTCCTTGCTCAATAAAAGTGTAAGCAGCCGGAAACTCCGAATACACATCCATGTCAGAAGAACGTGCCCATGCCGATGCGCTTGCGACATAAATACCGTTGTCGGCTTGCGCTGTCTGGTTCTTTACCAAAACGCGATTTCCAGCAGCAACAGTAATGCCATCCACGGTCAACAAGCCACTCAATGTCGCAATGTTGGCTGTAGACGCAACAACGCAAGATGCCTTGGTGTCCAAGCCTTGAGCTGTGCTGTCCACATACGACTTGGTTGCAGCGTCCTGTGCGTTTACGGGGTCAGCAAGGTTTGTCAGGTTTTGGCTGTTGAAGCTGAATGCTGCCGTAGGCACAGACAAATCAGACAGGCTTGCTTGTGAGCCAGCAGTTGCCAAGCCTTTGGCGTTGATGGTCACTTTGGTGTAAGTGCCCACGTTGCTGTTGACGGTCGCCAGTGTGCCAGTGCCAGTGACGTTGGCCGTGCCATCAAAAGAGCCGCTGGTGTAGGCCAAGTCGCCAGTGATGGCAATAGTGCGTCCAGTTGCAAGGGCTGTAGCTGTGCCAGCATTGCCAGTTACAGAACCAGTAATGGGGGTACTAAACGTCTTGGTTCCACCAATAGTCTGGTTTGTCGAGGTGTCAACGAAAGCGCCAGTACCCGCAATTGCAATGACACTGGTTGCGCTGCCGCCAGCACCGCCTGTACCTGTGCCGTAGTACAGCACATTGGTTTGTTCGTTGAACGCAAGTTCAGCGTTTTGAAGGGTTGCGGGTGCGCCAGCACCACCGCCGTTTGCTCTGCGCTTGATTCGAATTGTGTTTGCCATGATGCTATTCCTCAGTAGTTTCCACCGTCAGTGATTTCCACTTGCGGTACGTTTGTCCATTCATTGTCTAAAAACATTAGCGCATCGTAGTTGGACGGAGTTGACACGCTAATTGGATAACCGCCGATGGCGTTTGGACCCGGAGGGCCAACCAAGCCACGATCAAGGCTGATGACTTGATTTGGTGTTGAAGTGATGCTTGCAGTAATGCTTGTGCTATTTAAGTTGATGACTTGTGAAGTCGTTTCAACATTTGCAATCAAGCTGTTACCGCTTTGTACCGAAACATTGACGCTTGCCATGATGTTTACTCCACAACGATACCGTCAGAGCGCACCAAAAACATCAAAAAGATAATTGCATCGTCAGCAGGAACTGTTGTGCCCACAGCAGGAAAACCAATTTTTACTCGGCCTGAGTATCCAACGCAGTTCTGTGCGTTGATGTCTAGTCCGGGGTCGTTATCCATCAACCCCCAAGCTGCGCTGTCAATCACCAGAGTGAATGCGCCAGTGAGGTTGTCACGGTTTGTGATTGTTAATGGAATGGATGGAGGGGTTGGCGTGTAGTTGCCAATGTCAAACGTCAACCCATTGCGGGTATCTTGAATGTTGGTGACGTTGCGGCGAACAATCTGAGCATCAATTGTTGCGCCCGTCAGGTTCAATGGAGTAATGTTGTCAGCACTTTTTAGATTGAAATTCCAAAAAGTTTGCTGATCCCACACTAGCTCTCCTGCAATGATAGGGTTGTCAAACCCTGACACTTGCGTAAGTGAGTTTTTGTTAAAGACAGCCATAATTTCCCTGTACTCAGGTGGTGACGCTCCCTATGTACTCACAGGGCTACGGGTCTTGTCATGTCTTAATGCAATTATGCCTTATTAGGCAGTTCGCAGCCACATACAAACAGTAATGTATGGCTGAAGGTTTGCGTTGGTTGCACTGGAACCTGCGCTAGAGATGCCAACAGAAATACCCGTGGCTGCAACAGCCGTTTGAAAGCCCAACGGCCTTGTATTAAAGTCCGTGACCGCCGAGGGTGAATGACTTACCCCTCCTTGAATAGTTTGACCGTCTAAATTGTGCGCGTGGCCGGGGTCTGTAACAGTAGCCGTGTGTGAGTGACTTACAAGCACTGCGTCTTTATTGCCGCCAACTTCTTGCAGCGTATCAAAAGCCGAATCAGAAGAATTTAAGCCAACAAGAACTCGACCAGCACCAAAAGCTGTCCATGTTCCAAAACCCAACAATGTTGCAGGATTCGTTGTGACTCCTGCATTGATGTAAATTGATCCAACAGGATAAATTGATGCCGACAAGTTAGAAACAGCAGCAGCAACGCTAGATGCTCCTGTACCGCCATTAGCTACAGGTACAGCGTTTACAAGACCGTCAGTTGCATCCAAGCGACCACTAGAGTCAAGGTTGTTTGCAAGCTGCGAAAGGTTGAAGGCTTGGGTCATGTGATGTCCTTATGCTGCGCCATCTCGGGCAAAAGTTTGTTGATTCAAAAGGGTTAAATTGTTGTTGAATGCTGTGGTCAAAATGTAATTTGCCGAACTTGCAGTGTAATCATATGACGCACCTTGTGCAAGTAAAACACCATTGGCATAGATTTCCAGTGACAACGGATTGCTAGTAAACGGATATGTTGTTTGACCTGCTGTTGAGTATGCAGTGACGTTAACCACGTTTGACGCTGGCACGTTCAAGTTGTTTGGTGCAAACATAATAATGGTCATTAGCCCCGTCAATGGCGCAGGGAATCCATCAATTGCCAACCCAGTAATGTTGTAGTCAATTTCATTAATCTGAAGACCGTTTACATAAATTGATTCAGCTCCGTTTTGAATTGCCCATGTTGTTGGCGTGTATGTTGTGGCAGCGGTTAGGTTTTCGCTATATCTACTGAACGGAGCATAGCTAGAACCAGCCGCCCGTGCAATAAACACTTGATTGCCAGCAGTTGCACCAGCAATGGTGGTGGTAAACGTAATCACTTTGGTTGTGGTGTTTATGCTTTGAACAGCATATTGCGTTGGTGTTCCTGTATCTGTAAAAGTCAGATTATCACCAACATAAATAGTTTGCCAAGGAGCATTGTTATATGTGATTGTGTTGCTTGTACTAGACGCAATTGTCATATTGGTTTGCACATACGATGCAGATGTACTAACCCCACGCATATAAAATACAACGATAACTTCACCAGCAGAGCAAGCTGTTGTCATAACAACAGTAGTTGATGTTTCAGAGTATTCGCTTGTATCAAGCAAAACACCATTTCTAAACACAAGAATCCAACCAACAGTATGCGTATTGCTAAATGTAGTCTGTGCGGCAGTGGCTGTATATACGGTTTCCGTATAGAAAAATTCATCCTGTTCTAAGAATCCAACTACACGCCCATAAACGTCTACAGTCAATGTTGCGGCAGTAAATGATTTTGTATAAATGCCAGAACCAAAATTTAAGAACTGCTGCAAGTTAACTCGCATTTGTCCACTTGTATTGTTGGTAATAGACAAAAACCCATCGTTTTGATTTGGGCTAGAGAATCCATTAATAATAACTTGACCAGTTGATTGGTCTAAGTCAATAAAACTTTGAACTCCACCAGACGGGTCAATCAGTCCTGACCAAACTGTTGAATCATAAACAGATGTTTCGCTTGGAACAAAAGAGCCGCCAAGGTTAACGTATCCAGCATTGCCTACAGCAAAGCTAAATTTCCTGTTGCTACGGTTCGCATACAGCAAATAATTATCGGCAGATGTTCCAAAATTTACGGGTGACAAATACCACTCATAAAGTGTTGGGTCTGTGCCGCCGTTTGCAGTCACGTTGTTGTACAAACCGTAATATGCTTTGTTTCGAGGGCTAAAGCTAAAGCCAGATGTGCCTGTTGCATTATCCGCATAGGCAACAGCAATGTATCTGTCTGTGTATTGAAATGTTGTTGGCCTCCAAGCAAAGACAGTGCTTGCTGGTGAATACTCGCTGTTGGCAATTGGATTGACCAATCTAGCAAACAGATACCAGTTGCCAGCAGGGATTTGCAGGTTGACTGTTGGTAATGTTTGACCAGCAGTATAAGGAACACCGTTGCTAGGCAGTGATGTAGTCCCGCCAAGCAATCGTTGCGTTGCGGTTGGGCTTGCAAATGCGGAATACCAAATTTCGGCATATGTTGCAAAACTAGCGGAAGTCATAAATGGCTGCACGTTAAAGCTAGGAACAGCAGCATTAGGAAAGCTAGAGGTCACTGTAGGCGCTGGAACAGGGCCAAAGTAGGATGGGTCAGGTAGGTCTGAATTCGGGGCTGGAATGTACTTTGTAATGTCTTGATCGTCATACACTTGCGAGTTGTATTCGTTCAACTCAAAAGATGCGCCAAGGTTACCATCAGGTAACGACATTTCAGACACACGCATTACCCTAAACGGCTTGTTTGTCCAGCCGTAAGATGAGTTGGTTACAGTCACCACATCGCCAGCATCAACCTGAATTCCAACATACGCTGTACTGAAGCTCACAATTAGGTCTTCACGGGCTTGCTCAAGGATTCGAGTTGCAAGGTACTGCGCTTGAACTGAATCGTTGGTCATCGCAAACTGAACTGACTGCTTGTTGATTGGTTCGTTGGGATACAACAGACCTGCTGGAGTCTCGTAATAGACAAAATCAGATTGGTCACGGTTGTCGCCGCGAGGAAACTCGGCTTCAATCTGGTTGACGCTGCTTGTAATGTCGTAAGCACTAACGCGAATTTCACCAACAATTGAATTGTCATCAAACGCATATGCTGTTGATGTATCCTTGTTAATGACAATGCTCCATTTGCCTTGCGCTGCGTTGTATTGATTCCAAGAATCGCACACAATCATTATTGAGTTGATGTTGTTCAAACATGACTGACCCGTATCAAGCACACCGTTAATTCGATAGCGAGGTTGAGTTAATGGCCCAAAAACAGAATCTGTGTAAGGTATTAAGCCATCAGAGTAGGTGTTTAATGCTGTGGCAGATGTTGCATCTACCAAGTCTGCTGGCATAGCGCCGCCATACTTTTCGTTTGTAATGTAGTCATACCAAACGTCCCCCGGCTTTGCTGCACCAGTACCGTTAAGGTAATGGCTAACAGAAAAGGTCAGAGTTTGCATATTTGTTGTTTCCGCATCACGGTTGTAATTCATTTTTACAATCGCAAAACCAAGACCGTTCATTTGGCGATTAGATGCCGCCCACCGCAACTCAACAGGCAAGTCTGAGCCGCCCATGTAGGTTGAAGGCAAAGAGGCTCCGTTCGCAGAAGTAATAACACCCGCTTCTGTTGACTTGTACAAAGCTATAAACAGGTTGCCACTAACCTTAGTGTCTATGTTACCTGCGCTGTCAGTCAGGCTAACAACCTTTGTTTGGTCTGTTCCATCAAGAGTAATTTTGCGATCACCCCAATACATTTCTGTTAGGTCAAAAGAAAATTGACCGTTAGGGCTAATGTGTGAAATCGCCAGAACATAGTACATGGTCTTTGCATCGGTACTCAATGCAGCATCAACAAACGAACCACCCATGTAAGCGTTGCCGTACACAACAGGAATACTGTTTGTTGACGATGGAGGAACTTGTTGACGCACCCCGTTGTCTACTGCTTGATTGCCACTTGCATCAGGCGCAAAAGCTCTGGACAATAATGAAGAAACAGCAAAGTTAACTGCAAAAGCAGCCGCCATATAAAAAGCAGATGCCGTAACAGCGGCGGTAGTTACGCCAGCCATTGCTGCAACAATTAAAGTCCCAACCATGTCTATTCCTTCACGAAACTAGCGCCGACAGCTTTGTATCCGCGCTTGGTGTAATTTATTAATGGGCCATTTGCTGAAACTGATGTGTAGGCGCAATGTATAGCACCATCATTAAGCAGTTTACTGGCTATTTTGTCGTATTCAATCCACAGCTTGCCACCAATTAGATTGTTTCTGTGTTCATGGTCTACCCACCACAACAACTCATGCAGCTCTACAACGTCAGGACACCAGATGTTGTTTTGCTTAATAGCAATCAAAGTTCCGGTCATGTGCTTATCAATTAAGATAAAACCACGACCATTAATAATTGAGAACAACAATTGCTCAACGTGCTTAACTGAATGTCTTGTCGTGTCGCCAAGAATGTTGACAGGGTATTCTTTTGAGTAAGCCTCTACAAACTCTAGCAATCTTGGAATGTCGTATCTTGTTGCAAGTCGAATCATATGCCGAATCGTCTTTGTGATGGTGCTTGTGTAACTGCTTGACTGCCTGATGTTGGCTCACCACCAAAATCAAAGTATGAGCCTGCAATAGATGGAACTCGGTTCATGCTGTTGTCGCCGGGATAGAAGGCTTGCCAAATCTTAGGAGTAGTGCGAACACCGCCAACCCTGTTTTCCAAGATCGTGCGGAAAGAAGCGCAAGACAAACCTACAGTTGCCACACGAATTCTAAGTTGCTCGTTCCAATCTTCTGTGATTGAATAGTTGGAAACAATGCCCTGATAGCGTTTGAAAAACTGCAACGTAGGTGTTGTAATGATCTGATTGTTTGAGTCCATAAAGCCGCGCCAAACTTCAATGCGCGATCCTTTAATGTCAGACCCCAAAACGATTGATACGTTTGTTCCATCAACACCTGTTAGCGAAATGCTCAAGTCAGAACTGTTGGCCTTAATGTCACGCTTGATATCAGAAAGCTGCAACAGACTGCCAAGGTTTGAAAAGGTGATGCCACTTACCGTAATAGGTGCAGCAGCATTGCAAAAAGTGTAGGTGTTAGACGGCATTGTTAGCCGAATAAACTCGCCATGTCGGATAGACGAACTATCCAACGCTGTCATTGTTGTACTCATGTAATATTCTCTCTAAATACAAACGCATCATCCCAGTTGACAAGTGCGCTTGCTGGATATGGCGTTAGTGTATAGGTAGGACACTTTTCTGCCAAGACCGTAAACGTGCAATTGTTGCCGCAAGCCACAGCAGCACCAGATACAGGCGAACCAATAACAGGTCTATGAATGCTCACAGTTGCAGTTGCACCAGTGTAGGGTACATCAGCAGTTATCTTGTAGCTGTAGCCGCCAATCATTATGAAATCACCAGCCTTAAAAATAGCGCCAGTAGATGCAGGTAAATTAGCCAACGACAAGGTTTGTGAGTTGGCGGCAGGTGTAGCGCCTAGCGTTACTGTTGTTGGGGTTGTAGCCGCACCACCTTGGTATCGCGTAAACCAAGATAAGTTTGCGCTGTTAAAAGTAATTGTTTCTGGCAACTGCCTGTCAAGGTTGTCAATCGTTTGAATGATCTGACGAGAGGTTGCATAGGCCAAATAGTTGTGTGGCATAACAGTGAACACCCACGGCACAGCAGTCAGATACTGAGCTACACGCATTTGACCTGATCGACTGACCTGCTGCCCTACAGTTCTACGGTTGTTAACAGTCATGGACTGCTGAATTTCAAACACAGCCTGAAATGTCATCAAGTTCTCCCGAAATTAGTAGACAGGTTTTTGTTGGCGTATTGGTTAGCCGCCCAAATAGTGTTTGAGCTACCAAGCAAACGATCTTCAAACGACTTAACGTCAATGGCATTGATGTAGTTGTTTGTGACGTTGGTGGTGCTTCCCATGCCCATCTGATTGTTTGGAATGATTGTCCCAGAGCCAGATGGCATAAACAATTCTGGCCCACGTTCTCCTACGATGTACGGGCTACCTGCGCTCACAGGGCCACCTGTGGCTTTTGGCGTTGCTGCCGTTGCCTGATAGACATTTGCAAACCAACCGTCATTTGATGCGTTAGGGCCAGTTGCAAGACCAAAAGCCGCACCTAAAAAGCGCATCACAGCAGCTTTCATTTGGATAGCAATCAAATCCTGAATGATGCTACGAGCCAAGTCTTTCATGCTCAATTTGCCTGTCTTGACAAAGTTGTCAATGGCAGAAGACAAGTTGCCAAACACGCTGTCAAATACTTGCTGTGTGCGCTTGGCAGACTCATCCATAGTCACAAACATTTTTGCAATTTCTTCTTGCTTGTTAAGTTCTTTTAATACAAGTGGGTCTTGGCCTTCAACTTCTTTGCGCTTACGAGCGTATTCCAGAGAAATTTGAGCAAGCCTTTGCTCTTGCTCTGTTGCATAAATCATTTTGTATTTCAACTCAAGCGATTCGCGTTGAAATTCCATATCGCGAGTTTGGTTTTGTGCGCCAACAACTAAAGCACCTCTGCGATTGTTTTCAATAGCCCATGCAGTGTTAAATTCATTTGCCGCTGCTTCTTCATCGTTGTATTGAGCAATCATTCTTTTTGCATTGATCTGTCTTTTCTTTTCTGCAAGTTCAGTCTCAGCAATAAGAACTTTACTATTGTAAATTTCAAGGTTTTGTGCTGTAGCTCTACCGTCTTCTTGTTGATTCTTTTGACGCATTTCCAAAGCAGCATCAGCAATCTTTTTCTGTGATTCAAGCTCTAACTTTTCAATTTCATTTTTGCCACGTTCAGCAAATTTATAAGCAGCATCAGCTTTTGCTTTTTCTACTTCAAAGTCTTTGCTTATCAGCATTGACCCATATTTAGCCAAATCAGTTATTCCTTTTTGATCGGCTACTTTTTTGTCTGAGGCAATTTGCGCCGCAGCAACGTCATCTTGCATCTTCTTTGAAAGAGCAAGATAATCATCCATCTTTTCCTTCAACAATTTTTTGTTATTTGATCTGTTAGCAATGCTTTGAGTGTCAGTACCACCAATGTCAGAAGAAATGCGTTCAATGTCTTCGGCTAATTTGACCAATTTATCTTGATCTGAATTTCTGCCAATACTAAGAATTGCATCTTTAACGTAAGTGACCGCTTCTCCAACTGCCTTCCAAGCCCTTTCAAGCGTACCAAGATCACGCACTTGACCATCAATGCTGTCACCAAAAGCCTTAACGCCTAACTTAATTGCTTCTTGTGCTTTACCTGCTTTTTCATATGCAACAATTTGTTTGTATTGTTCCAAGGTCAAAAAGTTGTATTGCGAATTGAGTGAGCGAACAGACGCAGCAGTGCCATCAAATGCGCCCATCAACTTCTGAGCAGCTTCTTTTGCGTCAACACCAGACAGCTTAGAAAACTGCAAGATGACTTTACTCATGTCATCAATAACTGCTGATGTAAATTTACCAGAACTAACAAGCGCAAGAATTACATCGTTTGCTTTGGAGTAGCCAACATTTAAGTCAGTGCCAAGTTTTTGCGACAAGGCAACTACTTGTGATTCAGTTACTCCAGCGTATCGACCCGTCAAAATCATGTTATCGCGAAATGCTGCTGACTCCTTATCTGCATTGATAAAAGAGTAAGCAAGCGCACCAACAGATGCAGCCGCAGCGGTCATCCCAACTGTAAATGGCGTAAGCAAAGACCCTATGGCTTGAAACATAGGCCGAATACCACCCATCACATCTTTTAACTGACCACCCTGTTGCAACGCTGCAATAAACGGGCTTTGACCAGAAGCAATCTGTGTAAAGAAATCAGTGGTTTGATAAGTAAGTTGAATTTTTTGTTGCTCGTTCATTTTGAACTGAGCGCCAGCAGCATTTTTTGCCGACATTGCAATTTTGTCGTAAGCCGCAGCCTGTGCCAAAAGTTGCGCTGCTTTGTCTGTGCCTTTAATGTCTTTTAAACGCCCACTAGACAACTCACGCTCAATTTGCGTGACCTTGCTAACAACCTTGCCGTAATCTTCTGTTGCATACTTTAGCGACTGAATTTCTTTATCAGCCGCCTTCATTTCCCGCGCAATGGCGTTCTTCATCTTTTGCGTTTCGTAAGCGACCTTTTGCGCTTCCGTAGCAAAGTTGCCCATCTGAAGATCAAGAGCAATCCCCAATGTTGCTGCGTTTTGATGAGTTGCCATTACTTCCTCTTTCTAGCGAGTTTTTGCGCGTATTCTGGAATTATCCTACCAAGACTGTCCTTCAAATCATTGATGACAGTTGTAGCCCCATATTGCAGTGCTGGACGCAAAAATGGTCGTGCAGGTATTTTAGATGTGCCGTACTCTTGCGCTAAAGAAACAGCACTGCGTTTGACAGAAACAATTGCCAAGACAACAGAGTTTTCGCTAATGCTAGGTGCTTCTCTGTCGTTGGGAGTTGTAAGCCGGGACTTTAGCTTGAGGGTATCCCTCATGTGAAACGGACTGTAGGCGCTACGAGGCTTTTCGTTGTCGTAGGGGGCATAGGCTAGGGCAGCGTAATAAACGCTTTGCATGGATTCTTCAGCGGCCTTGGCAAGCGTTTGCTTGAGCACCACATCCATCTTGAACCCATTGGCAAGGTCAATGATTTGCTGCTCAAACTCAGCAAAGCCTGAAAGCTGGAACTTCATGTCCTTGCCTTCAAAGCCTTGCGTATCAATGTGTTGAGCCATGCTACTCTTTCAGGTAAGCCTCCGAACCCGGTCTAGTAGCCAAGAATGCCATCAATTGCTTGCTGGCTTGCTCTTGCTGTTGTTCCTTTGTCAGCGGCGGGACAATGTATTCGTGCGTTGATGGAAGAACATCTTTCATCGTAAACGGTCTTGTCGTCTTTTGTATTTTCGAGTTTAAGTTGCCTGTGGTCAAGGAACTCAAAGCCAGCAAAATAGCTTTGTTACCTAACATACCATCCGACAACATAATCTCGATATTCCGCATATCGTCTACAGGAACATCATCAGGACACCCACCATGAGCGTAAACATACGCTCTGGCTTGCAGGTGAATGTCCCAGATTAGTTTTTTCGAGAGTCCTTGTAACCGGGCTGAATTGCCTCAGAGATTTTGGCAAGGACTTCTAACTGAACGGCAGTGGGCCACTCAGCCTCAATATCTTCATAAGTGATTTCATCAAGCGTCCCATTTACAGGAACCAACAGCCTGATGTACTCAACCATTCTGTTTTCCATCTGCAAGATGGTTTGAACCAACTCTTTGGTAGAGCGACCTTCAACAACCACATCATCATCCGTCACTACAACACCATCAAAAGTGCCAGTGCGAAAAGATGCTGTCATCTTGTCAAAGCGTTTTTGGAATTCGGCTTGGTCAAACTTCTCGATGCGATCTTGCATAGCATCAAGCTCTTTTGTCAGCGGAACACGAACCTTGAAGTTGTATCCAGCAAGCTCAAAAGACTTGGTACGCAGATTGGGGATTTCGCCAAAGGCAGATGTAAGTTTTGTCATGGTTTATCGTGTGGCTTTAATGATCTTGTGGTAAATCGACTCATTGACGCTGATGGCGTAATCCACCACCTCGTCAGGAGTCATCTTATCAGCGTGATACCTTGCAATGTCATGTGCAAGAGCAATCGCCGTGATTCTCTGTTGTTGAAACCCAAACCAATTCTTTGAAGAATCGGATTGGGCTACAAGGAAGTTTAGAAGGTCATTACTGTCTTTTACTATCATATCTTTTTACTCTGTTGTGTCTGGAGGGACTTCTTCAATGACCACTACGGGAGCAGTCACGTTGTACTTCTTTAGCAAAGCCAAAGCAATGGCTTCTGCTGTGTCAGGTTTGGCTGTGGCCTTGGCAAGCTCCGCAGCATCCACCACCATGCCACGGGCAACAAGATTAATGTCGCCGTAGCTGGTCACAATTGCTTCGATTGCGTCAGAGACTTTCATCAGTTGTTCGACCAGCCGTACTGGTTGCCCCGTGGATGAATAGTGAATGTGCATTTGGCTTCAGCGCCGGGTGCAGAGTCAATTTGGAATTGACCAACACGACCGTTAAACGCATAAGCAACAGTGTTTGTGCTTTCAACTGCTGCAACCACGAAAGTGCGGTCAACAACACCAGAATAAGCGTCAGCACGAATCTGGAGCAACGCCGCATCGGAAGGATTCCAAGCAGCAGTGATAGTCATGCTAGTCGGAGCCGCTTGCACAGGAATCTTGTCGCTTTGACGGGAGCCAGCAACACCGAAACTTGCCACCGCATCATCCATACCAAAGGCAGGGATTGCTTCAACAGGCACAGCAACACCAGATGCGCCAGTGCCGTTAGCTGAAGTGCCAACAATGGTGGTAACTTGAGCAACCCACACAGACAGGTTAGCGGTTGTCAATGGAGTTGGAGTCGCAGCCGATTGCATCCACAACGATGCGGCAAAACCGGGAAGAACTTTTGCAGGGATAGCCATGATGACTCCTTAAGCGTTGTTGGACCAACCGTACTGATTGCCACGGGGATGGATAGTGAATGTAGCCTTGGCTTCTGCACCGGGAGCGGCATCCACTTGGAACTGACCTACACGCCCGTTGAAGGCGTAATAGACGATGTTTGCACCCTCGGTAGCCGAGACAATGAAAGTGCGGTCAATGACCCCAGAATAGGCATCAGCACGCATCAGCAACAAGTTGGTGTCAGCAGGGTTCCATGCAGCAGTAATGGTCATGGATGTAGGAGCCGCCTGAACCGGGATCTTGTCAGATTGACGCGAACCAGCCACACTGAAACTGGCAACAGCATCATCCATGCCGAAAGCAGGGATTGCTTCAACAGGAATTAGGTTGCCAATAACAGCCAATGGGCTAACACTTGCAACCAAGGACAACTGAGTAGTAGTCAAAGGAGTAGGTGTGGCTCCGGGCTGTGCGTACAGAGCCGCGCTAAAACCGGGAAGAACTTTGTTTGGTAAAGCCATTTTGAGTATCCTTCAAAAGTTGAACAATTGTCTTGTTTTACGCCGGGATGTCAATGGTGCAATCTAAAAAGATTTGCGCCATTTTTTCCTCATCGTTATAACTGTTGTACAGCCACATAACGTCAGCCTTGGAAATGTAAAAACCATCTGCTTGGCTTCCGAAAATTCCGCTGTACCCATGCAAGGCTTGCAGAATCTGATTTGAGATTGTAAATCCATCTTCAATCTGCTGAGTAAAGATAGAAATCTGGAATACAGGACGATCAATGCCTTTGTTGCTTTGCTGTGTTCCCGTATATACAGGTTGATGCACGTTACGCAGCATCCAAGTAATGAACTTGGGCTGAGTCGCAAAGTTACGGTTAAAAGCCGCATACACAGGCACAGGCGTGACAATGTTAGCCAGTTGATACTGGATGGCCTTACCGTAAACAACAGGATTTAGTTGTGCTGCCATTAGACCGCCGTAACTGGATCAGAGCGATAGCACAAGAGAGTAACGGTCATTCGATCATCGGATTCCCGCACACTATCAATACGCCAATCTTTTCCACGATATGTGATTGAAAACAAGTGCTGACTATCAACAATTGTCTTTGTGTTTGGTGTGTAGTTCAGCGTCAAATTAACCATGTCTTGGTACAGCCGATACTTATCAGCAATCTTTAGGCTGTTAGCAACTGTTGAAACTCTTGCCCGTGTTGCAAACCACAATGCCTGAACAGTCGCAGACTCACCAAACGCCGACTTGGTAAAAGTCAGATTGTTGATGTTGATGTTTTCAAAACGAGCAATTGACATTTACATCACCAATGGTTTGTAAGAACGCAGCAAGGTGGTCACGCCAAATGGAATGTCTTTCAGCTTTGTCTCTGTTGCATTTGCACGGTTGTTATACAAGTGCGTCAGCAACAACAAACCTGCTTGCTTGATGACAGGGTAAGCAGCCAAAGGATTTGCAACAGTCGTGTATTGCACAATGATTGGCGCACTCATCACCGAATTAACGTCAGTCGGCAAATTGTTAACAATCACTTTGTTGCCAGAGGCATCGTAGTAATAGCTGGTGCTGGCAAGTGTTGTAAACACTGGAGGGAAAGCGTCATTCCAATAACCAACCGAATTGATGGTCACACCAGCTTGATTTGTATTAAAGTTTTGACTTACTTCAGGCAAGTCAAGACTAATAGGTGATGCTACAAGGCTCTCAGAACCGTACCAGACGCGATAAGTTACTGGAAGGATAGACATCCCCAAGTAATCTTCAATCGCTTGTCTGGTAGCCAATTCAAGGCTTTCCAAATATGTGTCTTGGCTTTCGTCTTGAAACAAATTCAATTGTTGCGTGATTTCATCAAGGGTCAACCACGCAGTGACACTATCACGCCCAATCTGTTCAACCTTTGCATAGTTAAACGGATTGCGCGTTTGAGCGCCAAAGGGCGCAGCGTATTGATAGTTATCAACGCTCATGGTTTAAACACCTACAAGTCGGATGCCAGCAAACGGGTCGCGCACGGTACTTACAAGACGCTTCTCCGCATATAGCGTAATGAAGCCGGGGCTTGTCTGTTCCATTGCCTGAATGGTCATTTCTTCCACATCAGCAATGCTCACAAAACGGGGCCAATTAGCCAAGTAAATGTTAAAGTTACCAGCGCCAGTTGTTTGGATGTTTGGGTTCGCAATGACAGGAAAGCCAAATATGTTTTTAACAGCGCCGCCATCATCATCACCAACCTCGGCAAATTGTTTGATGTTTGGCGCTGCTACAGGGCCAAGGTTCCGCAATTCATGGATGGTTTGTGGGTGCATCATCCATGCCGTACCGGGAAGATTCCAATACTGAGCAGGGAACAAACGAGTCATGTCGGTAATATCGGAATACGACACAGCCGCTGCTGCTTGAGTGTATGTAGCAATGGTGTGAATGCCGTTGGTGATTGCTGTGCCACTTGTACCAAATGCAGACGATGCTGCGCTTGTGTACATATTCAGTCCGCGCAAACCATTTGTAGCGCCGTTGATAGTGGTTGTCGAACCAGCTTGGTCATCGTTCAGCACCATTGAAGCGCCTTCGATCTGTGCAAATTCCAGCATCAAATCTTCAACAAGCGTTTCGTTCAAGTAGTTCACATCCGACATAACCGCTGAACGAACAGGCAGTTGAGCAGAAATGACACGGGTAGGCAATTGCCAAATGGAAGTGTTAATGTTTGGCGAACCGCTGTTAGGCGTGAACGTGTATCCAAACGGGTTTGTGGAGTTTGTCGCATTACCTGTCTTAGCGACAAACTGAACGCTTGAGCCAGATGCAGGGATAACACGCGACATCTCACGAATTGGGTTTGCAAAACGCAATGCAGCAAATGCGTTATCAAAAAAGGTGCGACCACCAACCCCGTCACCAGAGCCTGTGATAGCAGATGCCTCGCGCAAGTCAATTGTGACTTTCTCGCCAGTTTCCAATGTTTGCTTAATTCCAGACAGGATGCGTTCGGTAATGGTCATATCAGTTCCTAAATTATTGGCACAAAAAGGAGGGGCATTTACGCCCCTCCGATTTATCAGGTAGCTGTAGCTGTTGAACGATACCGAATAAGGGCATTCGGGTCGCGTACAGAAGTTGCCAAACGCTTCTCACCAAAGAAGGTGATAAAACCGGGCAGCGTCTGGTCGTAGCGGCGCATAACCATGTTCAAACGATCAATGATTGTGTGACTACGGCTCCAATCACCAAAGTACATTGGGTACAGGCTAGTTGTGCCAGCAGAACCCGCTGTAGTTTGGCTAGGAGTGTCCAGATACTTGTTCATCACAACGTCAAAGCCAAGCATTTGACCAATAATGCCATCAGGGTTCAACGACTCCATAGAGTTGAAGATCGGACGACCATTGGTGTCTTGCAGACCACGAATTGCTTGAGCCAAGATTGGGCTGACCATGAACTTGGTGTTAGGAGTCCAATACTGCTGTGGCAAGGCGTAGACAGTGTTAATAACATCTTTGTAAACAATGTTGTTCAAACCAACAGTGTTGACGTTAGAGGTCAACTGGTCATAAGTAGCCAGCGAGTGCAGACCGCTTGAAGAACCAGTGCCAGAAGTGCCAAAAGCAGCAACAGACGATGTACCACCAGCGTAGGTAGCGTTAGCACCAGCATACTGATCCAGACCACGCAGACCGTTAGTACCGCCGTAGGGGTTAGTACCCGACTGAGCAGCTTGGTCGTTGTTCTGGATCATCGACAAGGCTTCGGCTTGAGCAAACTCAGCCAGCATATCGTCAACCACGTTGGCTTCCAGACCGTCAACGTCATCCAAAGCAGCAGTACGGATTGGGAACTGCACGTTCAAGTCTTGCAGAACCAATTGCCAGATGCTTGTGTCTTCAGTTGTGGTCGAGCCGTTGTTCTGGATCGTATAGCCCCATGCCACACCAGCATTGCCAGTTTTGACACGGAACTGATAGCTAGAACCATCGGTAGCCACAGTGCGCGACAGACCACGCATGGGGTTAGCCAAACGCAGAGCAGCAAACACTGGATCGTAGCCAGTACGACCACCCTTGCCATCACCGCCAGCGGTCAAGGCAGAGGCTTCTTTCAGGTACGCATCCATTTGGGCTTCGTCTGCAAAGATTTGCAGTTCTTTTTCCAAACGGTTGTTGCCTTTGTAGAAAGTAGCCAGTTGCTCACGCACCGAACGGTTCACATCTTGGCGAACAGTCTTAGCGGGTGTGCGAATGAACTCAGGCATATTGATAGAAGCAACTTTGGCTTCCAGAGCAGAAACCATCTCGCTGAATTCAGCTTTGACAGCCTCAACAGCAGCAGGGATTTTGGCTTCTACAGCAGTGATGCTTTCGGCTTGTTTAGCTTCGATAGCATCCAGTTTTTCGAGGATAACTTGGGACATGATTTAACCTTTAAGTCGTTTGTCAAGGAGTTTCAGAAGTTCACGTTGCTCAAGAGCCGCGAGAATTTCAGCGGTTGCCTCCGCATCAGAATCACTCTGAGTTGGCGCATTTTCAATAGGCGCTTCAACAGCATCACGCTGTTCAATTACCGTCTTGAATACAGATGCGGCGGCAACCGACATCTGCTTGGACAGACCTGCATCCCGCAAGGCTTCTTCCAATACTTTCAAATCAGCAGAGCCATCAGGTCGGAAATATTCCAACTTTTTGATTTCTGCCTTCATGTTATTTGGGTGCATGACCACGCTAGTTTCGCGCAAACCACCTTTAGTGATTTGGAAATAGGCTTCTTCTGATTGGTCTGGTTCGCCAACAGCATTGACCATTTGATATTCTTCAGCATAAGCGCCAACAGAAACACCGCCAAACATATTGGGCGATTCTTTCATCACTTGGTACAAATCAGAGCCAGTTGTGGTGTTCAGATACAGGCGACCAGAAGCGTTCATGCCCTCGTCATCCATCTCAATGCTTGTCCACTCGCCCACAGGGATAGCGTCAGCATTGTGGTTAACGTACATGGGAAGTGGTCGGCCCATTTCGGCAAACTCTTTGGCCCATTGCATAAAGCCTTCTGGCTTATAAAAGAACTTGCGACCATCAGCGCCTTCCCGTGCGCCCCAAGTCGTAATGCGAGCCTCAATCTGTCCAGACGGTTCGCCGTTGTGCGATTTCTCGTTCAAGTTCAGCTTGGCTTCGCAGATAAGATTCAATGTCTTCATTGATTGCCCCTAAAGCAATGGATTGGTTATTGTCCTGTATTTTAGGGCGCTGCCCTAGAAGTACAGGCAACTTTTTAGGTCGTTTGACCTGTTTGGCTAATGCTACCAGATATTGTGTATCAGTGTGCATGATATATCAAGTCGCGCCTATATTCATCTTTTTGGTCTGATTGCCACCACCGCCACCAGTATCTTTAGGACTGCTACCTGCAATTGGCTCGGCAGGGTCAGGCTCTTTTACCAACTCATCACCACCGTCCATAGATGGCAAATTCATGTAGTTACGGGCTTCGTTGGGTGTCATTATTCCACCTTTTACGCCAGCAGTAGCAAAGTTCATTTGATCCAAAGGAGCGCCCTTCAGGAAATCCTTAGTGTCAAACTCGACACACAGTGATGGATAACCCTCAAGCAAATGTTGAGTCAATTTCTGCTGGATATTGACAATTGTCGGGTACATGGTGGTTTTGTAGAACTCATCCAAAGCCGTTTGGCTGTTGTTAAACTTGCCATCATGGATGCCGATCATAGAAGGCGGCACACCAAACAACCCACAGATGCGGCGCATCGTCTGTAGTTTCAAAGCAGCAGCGTCAGTGTCTTGCAAAGTCAGCATCTCTAGTTTCTGATACTTCATGCCCTGATCCAGCAACATACCCTGACCCGGCTTGCTTGGGTCACTGGTCTTGCTGCCTGTCATGTTGTTCCACGCCTCTTTCAGACGGGCTGCGATCTCCTTGTACTTGCCGTCAGGAATAACCTGATCGGTGACAAACATACCAGAGGGCTTTGCACCGTTCTGCATGACAAAGTTGGCGTACAAGTCAATGTCTTGGTCAAGACCAACCAATTCAGTTGCCAAAATTGCTTTGTTAAAACCAGCAGAGCCTTGCCATGCCATTTCCTTGCCGTGCATGACTTGGAAATACTTGAACTCATGGTCCTTGTTGAAACCATAGCTAGGCGTAGACAGTCGGAAAGTCGGATAACGTGTAGGCGTGATATTCACGGCAATCAGCGTTGAATCCAACACATACATTTCTAGCGGAGTCTCTGTAGAACTGTTCTGGTCCTTCCTCCACCACAGGGTAAAGGCTTCACCAGACAATTCGTACCACATAAGCCACTGATACCAGAACTCATACTTGCTCTGAAAGTTGTTAGGGTTACCCAATAGCTTGGCAACTTGCTTGGCTTTGGCCTTATCTCGCGCACCAACACCTTCACCCCTAATTGCATCAACGGTTTTTCCGTCTGCTGTTTCGCAGCAAATCTTGATTGGCAACTGCGCCAAAGCCCGAGCCTTTACCCCCACACAAGACATGATTGTGCTGTTTCTGGTCAGCACAGACATATCTACCGGGCGACCAGCAGTAGTTGTGCTGGCAGTCGTTACATAGAGGATTTGAGTGTTAACACCAGCACGTTTATCGCTGCCCTGATAAACAATGTTGTTACCCAAGGCGGTCTGACCGAACAATGTATTGCTCTCAGACTGAGTGTTTTTACGCTTGAAAATGTCAAAAATTGCCATGATTTCCCCTCAATTTTCTACACTTTACCACTCTATTGCTCTAAAGCCAAATGAATCACTGACAAACACGTTATCCAAATGGCAGTGCAAAGCCATAATCATGGCAATAATACCGTCCACTTTGGCTGACGGGTCTGCTTCATTCTTCCTGACCTTCACGTTGCCGTTGACATCGGTGTAAACCTCGCAGTTACCTAGTTGCCAACCAACAAACGGGTTGCCATCGTGATGGATAGCTTTTTTCAGAATCAATTGCTCAGTAGTCTTGGACGGGTTTGACAGCATTGCCATGCCTTGACCAACCTTTTTCACAGGCAAGCCATCAGCGTACAGGTTAGCCACCAAAGCAGCAGCGTTATACGGGTCATAGCCAATCTCTTTAACATTGTGCTTTTCGCATTCCTGTTTGATGTAACTTTCAATCTCATTCAGGTCAGTTACGTTACCCGGTGTAAGCCTAAGAATGCCACTTGCCTTGGCTTGCAGAAAAATGCTCTTGTAGTGATTGGGGATTAGCTCAATAGATTCTTCCGGCAGAAAGAATTGAAACTTGGCATAGAAGTTTTCTTCACTGTACCTGTGCAAAGTACAGACAGCATTCAAGTCGCGTGTGTGAGCCAAGTCAAACGCAACAAATGTCGATTCTGGCTTTTCATCAGGAATAACCTCAACCGACTCATCCCAATATCTGCGGTCAACCCAAGCAGAGTTAGCCGAAACATAGATGTTTAGCTGCTTACACAGGAATTCGTTTAGGCTTGCTGGCTTGGCAGACGCTTCTTCAGCCATCTGCTGAATGTGCTGAGTCGTGACCGATACTCCAAGCATCGGGTTTGCTTTGCCCCATACCGCAGGGTCAGCCCAATTATCGCCGGGGTCAATGCTATAAAGTAGGCCAAACCAGCGATGACTATCAGGAGCAGCGCCACGCAACACGCTACGGTAGTGCGAAAGGTCTTCAAAGAACTTGGTTTCCTTAGTAAAGCTGGCAGTTGTCAGGTACATCCGCAGCGGGTTCTTTCGAGCGCCCATGCCCGAGTGCAACACCTCAATTGACTGTCTTTCAGTAATCTGAGCAGCCTCATCAATCATGGCGCAAGACGGGTTTTTACCGTCACCTGTCTTACGGTTTTCTCGCGACAGCGCACGGTAGGTCGAGGTCGAGTCGCCAGCCTTCTTCAGTTCACTGCGGTAGGCAATGAATTTAGCCCCCAACTCGGGCCTCATGTTTTCTACGATAGCTTTGGACGAATCAAAGCAAATAGACGCTTGATCCCTGTTGGTAGCCAGAGTAAACACTTCAGCACCAGCATCACCAAACTGCAACTCATACAGCGCAATGATGGACGCAATGGTTGTCTTGCCTGACTTACGAGGAACGAACAAAATGACATCAGTGACATAACGAAAGGAGTGGTCACGCCTGTCCCTAAACCCGTAAACGCCAGCCAAGTACATAACCTGAAACGGCTGTAGCTCAATTGGCTTCCCGGCATCTGGACCTTTGACATGGCGGCAGAACTTGACGAATTTAAGGATGTGTTCAGCCTTGGCAGGGACAAACTCGTAAGGCGCATCCTTACGTTCGACCATATCCAAGAACCTTTGGCAAGCTAGTTTGACATCCTCACACGCCTGAATGTCACCCCTAGTTACCGCTACCGCATACTCAAACGCAGGGTTAAGCAGTGGCGAATAGCTCATCTACATCACTCACTTTTGCCTTCAACTTCGGGCGACCACGGGCCACAAGACCTAGTTCAGCCAGCATCTTGATAGCCTTGTCAGCCATCTCAGTGCGAATCTTGAACCAAGCTGTCACGCCTTCGTTGTTGCCGTACACCGTGACATGACCCGCTTCACGAATGTTGATTTCGGCAGTCAGCAAGCTGTCAACCGTGATAACCAATGTGCCGACCAACAGTTCGTCAGAGGCCGTGAGTGTTCCTGTCGAGGCTTCGACTTCTGCGCGAATAGCCGTTTCAAACGCTGCCTTGTCCCAAGTGGACGGGTCGTTTAAGTAGCCAAGAATGTGACGAGGTTTTTTTGCCATAGGTTGAGTTCCTTTTGTCTTGTCTGACGCAAGCGTACCACATTCAGGGAATTCCCACGCAAAAGACTCCCCCCTCTTGACTTTGTACCCCCCCGAAATTGAC